CTACCACAATGGTTCACATAGTTACATCGTAGATAGTGGAACTGGCAATACTCACATCTGGACTGCCACAAATTTATTAATTCAAAACGCAACCGGCACAGTAAATGCTATTGTCGCTAATACTGCCGGCGAAGTAACTCTCTATCATAATAATACTGCAAAACTTCAAACAAATTCAACTGGCATCGAAGTGTATGGCGAAGCTAATACTTCAACAGCAAGAGTTTTAGGCGATGCAAACTTCGATGGATCTACAGGATTAAACTCTAATAACGTATTCTGGGATGCATCTGCTAATACTTGGCATTATCGTGATGATACAATTGTTACATGGGGTGATGATGATGATTTCACAATTCGTCACGATGGATCACACACATATTTACAAGATACATCTGGTACCGGCAAGGTTTATCTAGATACTAATAATTTTATTGTAAGAAGTGCTGATGGTTTAGAAACATTGATCGATGCACAGGAAAATCTGGCCGTTAAACTTTATTATAATAATGCTAATAAATTAGAAACAACAAACATCGGGATTAATATTGAAGGTGAAGCTAATACCGATACCTTAAGAGTTCAAGGTAATGTCGATTTTGAATCTGATGCGGTATCAACAAATGAAGATGCATTAACATGGACTGCTACAACTAGAACATTTAATTGGAATGACAATGCTAAGGCCACGTTCGGTACAGACGGTGATCTTGAGATTTATTTCGATAATACTGGAAATAATTCTATCATTGCAGAAACTGCAACTGGAAATTTAGTTATTGAAGGTACTAATTTAATTTTAAGAGCGACAGATGATTCTAGATATTTAGAAGGCATTGATGGTGTTGCTACGTACTTATATTCGCCGGATAACACTATTGCATTAACATCAAATAATAATCAAGTTCATATTACTGATTTAGCTAACACAAATACATTGCGTGTTAGATCTACATCGCTATTCGAAGATGATATTAGCATTGAAGGTTCTACAAGCGGTGAAGCTCTTAGTTGGGATAAGTCAGCAAATACTCTTAACTTTAATGACAATAACTATGCTACTTTTGGTACGAGTGGTGATTTATCTATTTATCACGATGCTACTACTTCACGAATTGACAACTCTACTGGCAACATTGTTATTAAAAATAATGCTGATAACGCCGATATTCTTATTGCTACAGACGACAGCAACGGTGGCGTAGCAGATTATATTAGAGCCGATGGTAGTAGCGGTGATGTTGTTCTTTATCATTATGGTACACAAAAACTTGCTACTAAGTCTTATGGTGTTGAAATCGAAGGTGAAGCAAATACAGATACATTGCGTGTTCAATCTAATGTTAAGTTTGAATCTGATGCGGTATCAACAAATGAAGATGCATTAACATGGACTGCTACAACACGTACAATGAATTGGAATGATAACGCGAAAGCAACATTTGGTACAGACGGCGAATTAGAAATTTATTTTGATGCTGCTGCAAATAATTCTATCATTTCTGAGTCAGGAACTGGTTCATTAATTATCCAAGCAACAGATCTTACATTGCGCGCTGCAGATGCGTCGCGTTACCTTGTTGGCGATGATGGTGTTGGAACCTATCTATATTCGCCAGACGATTCACCAGCGCTATTAGCTAATAATAATCAAGTTCATATTACTGATTTAGCTAATACAAGTACACTGCGTGTAAGAAGTACTTCACTATTCGAAGATGATATTAGCATTGAAGGTTCTACCTCAGTTAATACTCTTACATGGGATAAATCAGCTAATACCCTTAATTTTGATGATAATAACTTTATTACGATGGGAACTGATGCAGATCTTTCAATTTATCATACTGGCGCACGAGCAAATATCAATACTGCGATTTTAGATGTCAGAGGTTCCACTAATACAAATTTATTTACTGATAAGCTAGAAGTAAGAAGTCATACCGGTTCAGAAGCATATGTTACTGCAACATTAAATGGCGCGGTCGTGATGTATCACAATAATGCACAAAAACTTACTACTCAGGCCGGTGGAATTACAGTTACCGGTAACGTTGTATCAGATGGTTTCGTTGCAGGAGATGGAGAAAAATTACAACTAGGTGCTTCTCAAGATTTACAAATTTTCCATGAAGCATCAGGCAATTCTATCATCAAAGAATCAGGCGGCGGTTCATTAGTACTTCAAGGTAATAATATGATCCTTGAAAATACAGAAGGTGGAAATTATATTGATATGGCGGCTGGTGGGGCTTTAAATTTATATTATGCCGGCGCTGCTAAATTAGCTACTGCAACAGGTGGTGTTGTTGTTACCGGTAATGTTGTATCAGATGGTTTTGTCGCAGGCGACAATGAAAGAGTACAGCTAGGTGCTGCTCAAGATCTAGAATTATATCATAATGGTACAGCTTCTCTTATTACAAATAAAACTGGCAATTTAAACATTACAAATAATGCTGATAATGCAGATGTAATTATTTCATCAGACAATGGTTCTGGCGGTATTACACCAATTATATCTGCAAGCGGTACAAATACTTCGGCAATTCTATATTCTGCTGCAACCGCAAGATTACAAACAACTAATACTGGTGTTACGGTAACAGGCACAATTATTTCTGATGGTTTAACAATGGGTAACAGCGAGAAAGTTACTCTTGGCACCACGATGGAAATTTTTAATGATGGTACAACTTCATATGTTCGAGAATCTGGTACAGGTTCTTTAGCACTTCAAGCTAATGGTGTAGTTATAGAAGACACTGAAGGTGGAAATTATTTTGTCGGTACTGCTGGCGGTGAAGCAACACTATATCATAATAGTGTTGCAAAGTTAGATACACAGGCAGGTGGTATCACTGTTACGGGTAATGTTGTTGCCGATGGTTTTGTTGCGGGTGATAACGATAAATTACAATTAGGCGACGAGCAAGATTTTCAATTGTATCATAGTAGTGCTGATAACCATTCATACATCACGGAAAATGGTGCTGGAAGTTTAATAGTACAAGGCAATAATGTAGTTATCGAAAATACAGAAGGTGGAAACTACATTGATATGACTGCTGACGGGGCTGTTGAATTATATTATGCAGCTGCTAGCAAATTACAAACGTCAGACACCGGCGTAAATGTAACAGGCACCGCAGTTAGCGATGGCCTTAACGTTGATGGTAGTGGTTATGTTTCATCCAAATTGCATGTAGGTGGAACTGATACTCCAACAGAAGCATTTAAAGTTACTGGTACTGCTACAGTAACTTCTTCTTCAACGCTCACTGGCGCAGTAACATTTGGAAGTACAGCAAAACCGAACGAAACAGGACAAGATCTTGGAGATTCAACTCATAGGTGGGATGCATTCCTTTCTAATACTTCTGTAGCAACATACTTATATCCTGCAACTTCAGGTGATGATTTAGGTTCATCGTCATTAAGATGGGATATCTTTGGTAATGATGCAAATATTAATGCATTAACTGTTAATAATAATACTGTTTTAGGTAGTGATGGCGCTGATACTTTAACAGTTAATGCAGAATCAGATTTTAACGCTAATGCAACATTTACAAATATTATTGTTGAAGGTGTAGCAAATATCTTTTCACTAGAAATTGAAGTATTAACTGCAAACGGTGTTGCTATGTTAGCAACTGAAACCGCAGTTACTGCTACAGGCGATCAAGAAATTGATAGTTTACCTTTCAGTGAATCTCGAGGATTCAAGTATATTGTACAGGGTAGAAATGAAAATGATGCTACGAGTGCGTATGGTGTAGAAATTATGTGTGTACATAATGGAACAGATGTATTTTTCTCCAGATATGGCGAAATAAGTAATAGCATAGATGTAACAATTACACCAACAACAAACAATAGTCATATTATTTTAAATGCAAACTGTCCTGATGCAACAGGAACAGATATACATAGATTTAATGTAGTTAAAATAGAGACAACTTAATGGCAACGAAAGCAAATTTAAATATAGATCAAGGTGCTGATTGGGAAACTGTTATTACATTAAAAGAAGATGGTGCTGCAATAGATCTACAAGGATATACTGGAGCAGGTCAAATTAGAAGATATTATACTTCTTCTACTGCGATTAATATTGGTGTAGCTTTAAGTGTTCCCGACGGTACTGTTACATTAACACTAGATTCTACAACTACAAATTCAATGGAGCCTGGAAGATATGTTTATGATGTTGAATTGACTAATGATTTAGGACTTGTTTCTAGAATTATAGAAGGTATTTTAACAGTAAATCCTGGTGTAACTAAAATTTAATATAAATAATAACAAATAGTTGGAGATTTAAATGGCAGATCAAAATTTTCAAAGATCATACGGTCTTGAAATTGATATCAATAACAGTGCTGGTCGTTTGCAAACAAGCGCCCCTTTAACTTTAAGAAACACTGTAAAGGATATTGTATTGTCTGATTTAAAATCTATTGAAAGCGTAACTGAGGTAAATAAAGTAGATGGAGCCACTCTCCAATATAATTCTAGTAATCAAAAATATGAAATAAAACTAGCTTATATGGATGGTGGAAGCTTCTAAATTAAATTGGAGTCTTAGATGGCAACACAAAACTTAATACAAATTAAAAGATCTGAAACCGTTGCTGAACCTTTAAGTTTAGCCAATGGTGAGTTAGCGTGGTCTGGCAATGGTGACGTATTATATATTGGTAATTTTAGTGCAGTAACTGCAATTGCCGGTGAAAGATTTCCAGGAGTCTTAACAGCTAATCAAGCATTAGTCGCAAATTCAATTTCATTTATTGATGAAGTAAAAACTTCTAAAGTAACGTTAGGACCAAGTGGCACGCCGTACGGTATTACTAGTATCATTGATGATGATACTATGACTACAGGTGTTTCAAATACTTCTATTGCATCTTCTGAATCAATTAAAGCTTATGTAGATGCCAGAGATGCTGCGATTGATCACGATGCTTTAATTAACTTCGTATCGAATGAACACATTGATCATTCTGCTGTTAATATTACTGCCGGTTCTGGTTTAACCGGCGGTGGTGATATTACAATAAGTAGAACACTTACCGTAGGAACTGGTAATGGTATTACTGTAAACGCTGATGATGTAGCGGTAGATGCACAAGACGGTTTATTAGCCAATTCTTCAGGTTTATATGCGGTTGGCGGTACGGGCGTTACTGTAGATGGTACTGGCATTAATATTGGACAGCCAGTTGCAACTACAGATGATGTAACGTTTAGAGATATTACAGCTACTGGTAATTTATATGTACAAGGTAGCATTACCGAGATTACTACGTCAACGTTAGCAGTAGAAGATAACATGATTAAGTTAGCTTCTAATAACCAAACAGATGCAGTAGATTTTGGATTTTATGGTGAATACGATGATACTGGTACTAAATACGCAGGGTTATTTAGAGATGCATCAGATGCAGGCACTTTTAAATTTATCACTGGATTAGCGACTGAGCCTACAGGTGATACTGTAGGTACCGGTACATTAGCTCCAGTAGATATGGGTGCTTTAGCTGCAGCGTCATTAACATTAACATCAGATCTTGCAGTAGAACATGGTGGTACTGGAAAATCTAGTGTAACAACAAATTCTTTATTGTATGGTCAAGGTACTAGCGCTCTTGCTGAGGTTGCTGGTGTAGCATATGACGTATTACAATTAGATGCAAGCGGTGTCCCGACATTTACAAGTTTGGACGGAGGAACATTTTAAATAAAAGGTGAATAAATTATGGAAGCTGGACAAGTTGATTTTATTAACAAATATGTACAAGTACAACAAGGAAAACTAAACGCAGCATTAGCTGATGTTATTAACTTAGAAACACAATTACAGGTTGCAAAAGAAGTTATTGATAACTTACAAACACAAATTAGTCAATTAACACCACAACAAACTGAAACAGAAGAAAAAGAGGAAAAAGTAGATGGCTAATGCGATATATCCAGATTATAAGCAAGCATTATTGAATGGAGATTCTGATACAGCTCTTAGCACTTCTACCGTTAAAGTTTCATTAATTGATACTGGTGTTGCTGGTGGAACGTATGATCCAACAGATACTTTCTATTCAGATATTCCTGGTGCTAGTATTATTTCTACAATAACTTTATCTAATAAAACAGTTACAGATGGTATTTTTAACGCTGATGATGTATCGTTCTTATCTGTTCCTGCCGGCGATCCATGTGAAGCATTACTCATTTGGATTGACACATCAGTTACAACAACATCTAGATTAGTAGCGTGGTTAGATACTGGTATTACAGGTTTTCCAATTACTCCTAGTGGCGGTAATATTGACGTCACTTGGAATACTTCTGGCATTTTTAGGATCTAATAAATGGCAAATCAAGCAATAAAATTTGAAGTATTAGAAGGCTTAACTACAGACGGCGACGTCGTTATAGGTGATGCTAATATTACAGTAAACACTAATAAATTTTATGTTGATGGTACTAATGGCGTAATGTCGATTGGGCAATCACACAGTGGAAATACACAAAATGCTATTGAAGCTGCTGCAAATGTTGTAGCGCCGTATTTCTTTGGAAATGGTTCTCAATTAACTAATGTAAATGGATCTGCAGTCGGAGGTTTATCTTCAAGCCAGTTTTTACGCTCAGATGAAGATGATGAATATTTTGGTACCGCAGAAAAAACATTGAGTTTTGGTGATGTTTCTGATCCTGATCCTGAAAATCATATAGCTGCAAATGTTCGTATGAGAAAAGGTAGTGTTACTTTAGTTGACGATCAAGCTATCAACTTTGGAACTGGTTCAGACGTAGTTTTTAAATATCTTTCTGCAGATGAAGTACTTAATGTTACTGGTGGAAATACAGTATTTGGTGCTGTTGCAACTCCAATTTTACACGTTGATACAACTGCAACTAGAGTAGGCGTTAATACTGCTCCCGGCGCATATGCTTTACATGTTAATGGAAATAGTAGAATCGTAGGTGCACTTTCTTGTACCGGTGATGTTACAGCGTTTGCTTCTTCGGATCAAAGATTAAAAGAAAATATTACTCCTATCACTGATGCTTTATCTAAGTTAGATCAAATAAATGGATATGAATATGATTGGATTCCTTTTCCAGATATTCATCAACAAACCGGTCACGCTATTGGTGTAATTGCACAAGAAATTGAAGAAATACAACCTACATTAGTTGAAACTCGTGAAAATGGATTTAAAGCTGTAGATTATCAAAAACTATCTGCGTTTTTAATATCAGTGTGCAAAGCACTCAAAGCCGAAATAGATGCTTTAAAAAATACATAAATAGTATTTTATATTATGGAATTATATTATGCCATTAACGCCCTATCCAGAAAAAAAATTATTATGTCAAGAAGATTATTTAATTTTTGAAAATGCTATGCCAGAAGACGAATTAAATATTTTAGAAGAATATTTTAATTCAACAGATCCTCAAGCAATAAGAAAAGATGGTATCGACAGTAGTGATGGAATAAAAGACTCAAAAATTAGATCTTCTAATTTAAGTTTTTATAACTACGATGATACAAATGAATTATCTATTGCTGCGTTCCATTCTCTCTATACATTAACAGAAAGTATCAATGATGCTTATTTTGGATTTAATCTAACTGGTTTTAATTTTATACAATTGACATCGTATTATAAAGGTCAACACTATTCTTTACATTGTGATAAATTTTCAGATTTAAATACAAATTTAGAAATGAATTCTGCAATGCATAGAAAATTAAGTTTTAGTTTAATTCTATCAGATCCAGAAGAATATAAAGGTGGAAAATTCCAAATAATGGATTCTGGTGTACTAACTACGTTAGAACAAAAAAGAAATACTTTAATTGCATTTCCTTCCTGGACTTTACATCGAGTTGGTAGAGTAAAAACTGGACTAAGAAAGTCAATTGTTTGGTGGGTTTACGGGCCAAAGTTTGTATAAATAAAATAGGGTAACTTATATAAGTTATTGTTTATATCTATATAGAGAACAATATGGCTACTAAATTTCAAATAAAACGCACAAATGTTGCGGGCAATCTACCAGAAGTTGCAAATACTGAAGATTCTGCATTTATTGATGTCGGCGAATTAGCCATTAACGTCAATGATAGAATTCTTTATTCTACAGATGGAACAACCCTTTTCGAAATAGGTGCAAATGTTTCTTCTTTTCAAATTGGAGATTATGCATTTCCAACATCAGATGGCGCTAATGCACAAATTCTCGTAACCGACGGCGAAGGTACTTTAACTTTCCAAACAGTTTCAACCACAGATAATTACGTCGACGGTGGAAGTTTTGGAACAGGAGATGGCAATCTTACTCTAACAAGATCTGGACAATTATCAGACGTTGTTATAAATTTAGATGGAAGATACGCAGTCCCGTCTGATATTAATGACGCATTACTTGATATAAACCAAGGCACAGAGATTGCTCTTACTATTACTGGTGGCGATTTTACTGCAAACAAATCAACAGAAACTGACATTGTTATTAATCACGCTGATGTAACAAGATCAGATCCAGCTGCAGGCGCAGATACACTTACACATGAAGGTACATTTAGCGCGATTACTGGTGTAACAACAAATGCTCGCGGGCATGTTACAGCAATTCAGGCAAATACATTTACACTACCCGCTGGCGCTGTACCTAATGATGGTTTATTGGATATTAACGAAGGAACAGAAATAAGTTTAACAATTACCGGCGGTGATTTTACAGCCGATAAATCAACAGAAACTGACATTGTTATTAATCACGCTGATGTAACAAGATCAGATCCTACTGCGGGAAATAATACTCTTGCTAATGAAGGTACGTTTACTGCTATTTCTTCTGTCACTACAAATGCAAGAGGTCACGTTACTGCAGTTCAAGCAAACAATTTTACTCTACCAACTGGTGTAACAGATTTAACCGCAACTGCGAATGATACTGCTTTAGAAATTACAAGCAGCACTGGAACAAACGCAAGTATTCCTGCGGCAAATACTTCTGCATGGGGCGCAATGACGGACGAGCAAGTAACAAAGCTCGAAGGTATTGAAACTAACGCAACAGCAGATCAAACACAAGCAGATATTAATTCACTAGCAATTACTGAAGTAGGTACTATCACTTCAGGTACTTGGCAAGGTACAGCGATTGCCGATGCTTACATTTCATCTGCTGCTACTTGGAATGCAAAACAAGATGCGCTTACATTTGGCATTGCAGATACAAATAGTGTAGTTATAAACTCAGCGACAGTAGCTGACAATGACTATGCTAAATTTACAGCTACAGGTCTTGAAGGAAGAAACGCTTCTGAAGTTAAGACTGATCTTAGTCTTAACAACGTAGAAAACACTGCACTATCTACATGGCCAGGATCAACTAATATAACAACTCTTGGTACTATTGCAACAGGTACATGGCAAGGTACAGACGTTGCCGTTGCCCACGGCGGTACTGGCGCTTCAGATGCTGCTACTGCAAGAACAAACTTAGACGTAGATCAAGCCGGAACTATTAATTATATTCACCCAACACCCACCAGATCTGATACAACTTCTACAGATGCTCCAGCGTATGGTGGAACATTTGAGGCTGTTACAAGTGTAACGTCGGATGCTAATGGACATATTACAGCGATTGATGTTTCAACTGTAACAATACCAGCGAGCGATAATACTGATGAAGATGTCAGTGTTGCTAATTTAAGAACACGATTAGGACAAATTAGTACTGATACTACAATTGGAGATGCTGCTGACGTTCAACTTACTATGTCAGGCGATGTAATAGTTAGTGGTAACTTGACTGTTTCTGGTACAACAACTACAATTAATTCAAACGAAGTTAATATTGGTGATTCGATACTTATTTTGAATTCTGATGAAACAGGAACTCCATCACAGAATGGTGGTATTGAACTTGAACGTGGAACATCTGCAAACGTATTATTACAATATAATGAAACTAATGATCGCTGGGAATTTACAAATGATGGTAGTACTTATCATAATATTGCAACTGGTGTAGAAGATGGTGCAACAGCAGATCAGACTCAAGCTGACATTAATGCATTAGCAATCACACAAGTTGGTACTATTTCATCTGGTACTTGGCAAGGCAGTGTTATTGCGTCGGCTTATCTTGATTCTGATACTGCTCATCTATCGGGTACACAAACCTTTACTGGTGCAAAAACGTTCAGCGGCGGAATTACGTTAGATACAATCACAGGATCTACTCAAGCATCAACAATTGATTTTGATGACGACGCCAGTGGAAACGGTACAAATGCAACTTCTATTAAATCACTTGCAGGTTTAAATTTATATTTTGATGCTAATGATAACGATTCTTCAGAACTACAAATTTTTCATGGAAGTGCTGAAATTGCAGCTTTTGACGCTAGTGGAAACTTTACTTTAACAGGAACAGTCGACGGCGTAGACATTGCTGCTTTAAATACTACAGTGAGTGGTAAACAGGATGCACTTACCTTTGGTATTGCAGACACTAATAGCGTAGTTATAGACTCTGCAACTGTTGCTGATAATGACTATGCTAAATTTACTGCATCCGGATTAGAAGGAAGAAGTGCGTCAGAAGTTAAAACTGATTTAAGTCTTAACAATGTAGAAAATACAGCACTATCTACTTGGGCTGGCAGTACTAGCATCACAACACTTGGTACTATTTCATCTGGTACATGGAACGGTAGTGTTATTGCTTCAGCATATCTTGATTCAGATACTGCCCATCTAACTGGTGCACAAACATTTACAGGCGCTAAGACGTTTAGTGGAGGACTGGTTGCTAGTGGCGGTATTAGTGGGTTTGATATTAATAACGGCATTTCTGGAACGAATTTTAATATAACTGGAGTTAATCAATTAGAAATTGCAGATCCCGGTGAAGGTTTTGTTTTTAAGGCTGGTGCAAGTGGTGATATGACCCTTGCTATAGTTGATGATTCAAGTGATAATATACTTCGCTATAGTGGCTCAGGCGCTGTATTTGATGTCCAAGGAAATATTACTCTTACCGGTACCGTCGATGGCCGAGATGTTGCAACTGATGGTACCAAGTTAGATACCATCGATACTAATGCTAATGCTTATACACACCCCAACCACACCGGCGACGTAACATCAACCGGTGATGGAGCAACTGTTATTGCTGATGATGCTGTAACATATGCTAAAATGCAAAATCTTGTTACCGGTAATAGATTATTGGGTGGAACAGCAGCAGGTTTGATTGGAGAAGTTCAAGTAGCTGCAGAGATGATTGCTGATGATGCCGTTTCAAATGATAAACTTAGTAATATGTCAAATAATACCATCAAAGGTAATAATACAGGATCAGCAGCAAATCCTGTAGACCTTACTGCTGCTGAAGTAAGAGCATTGATTAACGTAGAAGATGGTGCAACAGCAGATCAGACACAAGCTGACATTAATGCCTTAGCTATCACACAAGTTGGTACTATCACTTCAGGTACTTGGCAAGGTAGTGCAATTAGTACAGCATATATTTCTAATCTTAGTGGTACAAACACTGGTGATGAGCCAGCTGCTAGTACGACAGTTTCTGGTATCGTCGAGTTAGCAACTATAGCCGAAACAAATACGGGCACTGATGCCACTCGGGCTGTAACACCCGACGGCCTTGGTGGGTGGACAGGATCATCGAATGTGACAACTTTGGGTACAATTGCTACAGGTACATGGAACGGTAGTGTTATTGCTTCTGATTATTTAGATGCTGATACCGCACATCTTACAACTACACAAAATTTTACTGGTGCGAAAACATTTACAAGCGATAGTGGTATTACTGTTCGTTCTGCTACAAATGGTGCTGGGGCAACTATTGATTTTAGTGACCATGCTTCGGGATCGTATGGACAAGTAGGTACTATTCAATATTTACATTCTGATGGCGCGGTTACAACTACAGGCGGTAATAGCACTGATGGATGGATATTTTCTGGAACAGAAACACGAACTGTAGTCAAAGTTGTAGGAGATATAGAAGCTACTGCGGATATGTACTCTGGTGGAGATATAGAGCTGATAACTAACGGAAGCGCTGTTAAAGTTAATAATACCCCAGGAACATGGTCGATGTATGAGGATGCGGCCGGTGATTTGATATTCGATTTCGCATAATATGACTAGTAAATTAATTTATAGAAAAAATTATAATGAATTAACTTTGGTCAATGGTACTAGTGGTGGTGGAGAAATTGATACTACTGCAAGTTTGCCAGCTGGCCAAATGAAGCTTAAATCGAATGGTGATCTTCAAGTATATGATGTAGATGAAGGGTATGATATAATTTATGATAAATCACCTACTAAATCTCCAGATACTGGAACAATTGGCGGAGATTATGGTACATATACACAAGCGAATATATCTGTATCGAGTCGTGAACGTAATACTATAGCAGGCAATCGTTATGGGTATGTCATTAAAAGAGCCCCAGATATTGCGAGTAGTAATACTTGGGGAGGGATGCGTTTATTTCCGGATCCAACTACTTTAAGAACTGATGGGAAAAAATTTAGATTCAGTTATGACTATCGCGGATATAGTGGTGGTTACGGCATGCAGAATTATATTGCATATACTGTTGGATGGTCTTCAAATGGAGTTAATTTAACATCACCATGGTCGTCTACTATATCAGCATTTGATACTTGGGAATGGCAGCATTTTTCATATGAATTTACGGTGAGCAATACTTATTTAAACTGGGTAGCAGGAGCATATGATTGGAACTCAACTACTCAATATCCGTCTGGCGGTGATTATGGAATTCGTTATAATGGAAATTTATATAGAAAAAGGGATGCACGACCCGCACCAACACTAGGAACAGATCCAGAAACAGAGTGGGTTAATAACCCAACCACTGGAGCATATGACGCAAAATATACAGGGGGTGCAGCCGCAGGATATTTTAATTTATATAATGATTTAAAAATTGGATTTACGTATCAAGCACAAAATGCACGAGGAACTCATGTTCATATTGATAACTTAGAGTTAACAGAAATTACTGAGCCTACATATACGAGTAGGTTTAAATATGATAGAAGTATTGATACGCTGTTAGCAGATAGAATTGTTGAAGGCACTGAAATCACTGCAACCGGAACAGCGGGTGTTGGCCAGGCAAGAAGCGATGACGGTACAGACGTTTTTGCTGTAGAAGGTAATAGAGCAGTTACTGTAAATGGTTCTTCGACCGGTGTTGCAACAGGAAGAGGATTACAATTAACTGTCGTAAATGGATCTACGTTTGGAATAGTTTCAAATACAACGTATGATATACATGATTCAGGCACTGCAGCAGATAATTTAGCAAGTGCTATCAATAGTGTAGCTAATGGTAATTATTGGATTCTAACATCCTACGATGCAATAGGTACTGAATTATTGCACGATAATAATCCAAATTTACGAAATTTATTAGTAAATGCCGGATCTTTTATGTGGAAAAAAGGTTATGGGACAATTTATCTATGGAATACTAATGCTGCTGATGTAAGAAATACATATGCAGCAATAGGTATAAACACGGCAGGAACACCGAGATTAATTAAAGAAGATGGTTCTGGCGCTAGTGATAGTACGTATAAACGTAAAGCGTATTTGAGGGTAAGGGTATGACACAAGAAGAAATCGATGCAGCATTAAACGAAATTGGTTTTATAAATACTCAAATAGATCTAGGAAATACTGAAGAAGAAAGACGATCTATTGAAAATCAATATATTGAAAGAATGCAAGAATTACTTAATTTAATAGAGAATAATAATGTCGAAACTTAGAACAGGAACAACTATAGGTGGTTCACTTGTTTGGCACGCCGGTAATGATGGGCCTGGGTCTGGATTAAATGCAGATACGGTGGATGGAATTGAAGGCGCAAACTTTTTGAGAAGTGATGTTGCAGATACCGCCGCAGGTGCGATGACTTTTTCTGCAGGAATTTCAGTTACTGGCAATATTACTGCAACAGGCGATATAACTGCGTTTTATTCATCTGATTCTAGGTTAAAAGAAAATGTAAGAAATATTGAAAATCCTATTGAAAAAGTAAAAGCTTTAAATGGATATAACTTTGATTGGACTGATGCCCATTTAGAAAGTGTAGGCGGAGTTGATGATTATAATATTAGAAAAGCAGATGTAGGAGTTATTGCACAAGAATTACAAAATGTTTTACCTGAACTTGTAGCAGAAAGAGAAAATGGATTATTAGCCGTAAAATATGACAGAATAGTAGCTTTGCTCATTGAAGTTGTCAAAGAACAACAAAAACAAATAGATGAACTTAAAACTATAAATAGTTAAATATATAAGAGAAATTTAAATGGCGCTACAAGGTTCAGGCCCAATATCAATGTCTGACATTAATGTCGAGATGGGTAATACTAGCAATAGTAGTATCAGTCTAAACATTAATTATGTACGACAATTTCCAGATCCAGCTAAACCTACTGGCGCTATTTCTTTAGGTGATTTTTATAATGCTACAATTGATACATTATTCCTTACTACATTCAATACGAATCGTACTACTCTTACTGCTTTCGTATCAGCATTTAATACCGCAGTAGCAACCAATAAAGCTACAGTAACTGCATTTATTACCGCGTTTGATACTGCAGTAGAAACTAATCGTAATACGGTTACTGCTTTTGTTTCAGCATTCAATACTGCAGTAGAAACTAATCGTAATACGGTTACTGCTTTTGTTTCAGCATTCAATACTGCAGTAGAAACTAATCGTGATACGATTACTGCTTTTAATACGGTGTTTGATACTGGTCAAGATACGACAATTGATACTACTAGAGATACGGTTACAGCGTTTAATACTGCAGTAGAAACTAATCGTGATACGATTACAGCATATGAATCGGCATTCAATACTGCAATAGAAACCAACAGAAATACGATTACAGCATTCAACACTGCAGTAGAAACCAACAAAAATACGATTACAGCATACGATTCAGCGTTTAATACTAATATTGCTACTACTAAAACTACACTAACGGTGTTTAATACTGGTCAAGATACGACAATTGATACTACTAAATCTACTATTACAGCATTCAACACTGCAGTAGCAACCAATAAAGATACGATTACAGCATTTGATACTGGTAAAGATACTAATATTGATACTACTAAAAATACTATTACAGCATTCAATACCGCAGTAGAAACCAATATAATTACATTAACAGTGTTTGAGACTGGACAAAATACGACCAAAGATACTACTAAAAATACTATTACAGCGTTTAATACTGCAGTAGAAACAAACATAGAAACATTAACGGTGTTTGAGACTGGTCAAGATACTAATATTGCTACTACTAGAACTACACTTACAGCGTTTGAGACTCTAAGAGATACGAATAAAGATACGATTACAGCATATGAATCGGCATTTAATACCGCAGTAGGAACTAATAGAGCTACAGTTACCGCGTATGAATCAGCGTTTAATACTAATATCAATACTACTAGAACTACACTAACGGTATTTGATACTGGCGCCAATACGACCAAAGATACTACTAAAACTACACTTACAGCGTTTGAGACGGGTTTGAATACTAATATTAGTACTACTAGATCTACATTAACAGTGTTTGAGACTGGACAAAATACTAATATTGCTACTACTAGAGCTACATTGACGGTATTTAATACTACAGGCGCGCAAGGACCAAATACGATAGTCGCCGGCTCGTATGTTTGGGCCCAATCAGGTACTGCGACCACCTCTGTTATCTGGGCATCGGTACAAAAATACAGTGGCCCACTGATCCTGAGCGGCTATGCGCATCCTGATGGATTTACTTATTACAAAGGACCGTTAATTCAATCTGATAAATTTGGTGGCGGGTCATTTCAGATCAATAGGGCCACATCCTCTGTCTCAACTAATAGATCAACTGTTACGGCGTATGATTCGTCATTCAATACCGCAGTAGAAACTAATAAAGCTACAGTTACCGCGTATGAATCAGCATTTAATACCGCAGTATCAACTAATAGAAATACAGTTACAGCATATGAATCATCATTTAATACCGCAGTAGGAACTAATAGAAATACAGTTACAGCATATGAATCAGGATTTGGTACTAATATTAGTACTACTAAAACTACACTAACGGTATTTGATACTGGCGCCAATACGACCAAAGATACTACTAGAACTACGTTAACTGCATTTGAGACTCTAAGAAATACGAATAGAGATACGATTACAGCATACGATTCAGCGTTTAATACCGCAGTAGAAACCAATGTAATTACATTAACAGTGTTTGAGACTGGAAAAAATACGGATAGAACTACTGTAACAGCGTATGAATCAGCGTTTAATACTGCAGTAGAAACAAACATAGAAACATTAACAGTGTTTGAGACTGGACAAAATACGGATAGAACTACTGTAACAGCGTATGAATCAGGATTCAATACGGCAATAGGAACTAGTAGAACTACGTTAACGGTATTTGATACTGGTTATAATACTGATAGACAAACTGTAACAGCGTATGAATCAGCATTTAATACTGCAATAGCAACCAATAGAACTACTGTAACAGCGTATGATTCAGTATTTGGTACTAATATTGCTACTACTAGAACTACGTTAACGGTATTTGATACTGGCAAAAATACGGATAGAACTACGTTAACGGCATTTGATACTGGTCAAAATACGACAATTGATACTACTAGAACTACGTTAACTGCATTTGATACTGGCAAAAATACGGATAGAACTACTGTAACAGCGTATGAATCGGCATTCAATACCGCAGTATCAACTGATAGAGACACTGATAGAGTTACATTAACAGCGTTTGATACTGGTTATAATACTGATATAGATACTACTAGAACTACGCTGACCGCATTTGATACTGGTTATAATACTGATATAGATACTACTAGAACTACGTTAACAGCGTTTGATACTGGATATGATACAGACAGAATTACTACTAGAGCTACGTTAACGGTATTTGATACTGGTTATAATACTGATATAGATACTAATAGAACTACGTTAACAGTATACGATACAACGTTAGATACATTAATTCCTCAGACTTGGGATGGTAATACTTGGACACTATAAGGTGAATTATTATGGAAAAAAGTTTTGAAACATTAGATAATAAATTTGAAGTTATGATTACAATCATTATGGAACATTTTAGAAAAGTTGATGATAGATTAAATGAATTTGAAAAAGATATTATAGCATTAGAAAAAAATATTGAGGAATTAAAAAATGCCACTAAAATTTCTAGCGAGTGATGACAATTTAGGAAATATATCTGCACATTTTTTTAAATCTGGTACCGCGTTAAGATCTGTTAGTAATGACGTTGAATTAACAAAATTACGAGAAAAATTACCATTTAAAGAAATTGAAGAAAGAAAAACGAAATTAGAATATGATGTTTCTTATTCCTCTCGAAATGATAATAAAATTTCTGGATATTTTTATACAGATTGTTTAGGTAAATTTGTATATATTAGATGTTCATCTAGATTAAGAAATTCTGAAATAATTAAAGAAAGTAAAAAGACAAAAATTAATGAAGATGGTGAAAATATTTTCAACATTTTATATGAGAAACATGTCGACAAATATTCATTGAGACCTACGCGAAATAAAGATTATAACGATTTTGTTATATTTTTACCCGGCAACAATATTTACAATAAAATTGTAGATGAAGATAAAATAACGCAATTAATAAAAAGTGAAAATGCTAAAATAAAGTGTCATCCTATAACACCTGAATCTATGTTATCTCATCTACAGTATAAATTTGGAAAAAATAACATTATCAATAAAGAATTGTCCGGACATGAAATTCTTGCTAATTGTAATAAAGTTGGATTTTGTGAAAATACTGAAATGGGCCTTATCGCCTTTATTAAAGGGTTAGATACAGCATACGTTGGAAAAGAACGTGGATCATATACTTATTCCAATTTTTATAAGCATATATATTTTGATAAAAAAAATCCAAACGAAATGAAAAAAGAAATACAACAAGATTTGAAATCAATATTTTCTTGTAATTTTAACGGATTGATTTCAGTTGATAGTAAAAATCAAGAAGAAAGAATTTATAATTATTTTAAATATTTTGAGGATAAATTTGAACATGAGCAACATTCAAAAATTTGATGTTATCATATTAAATAATGATAATGATCTTTTACCTTTAACTATTAATTCTTTGAAAAAAAATACTCCAGATTGGAAATGGTCAATTATTCAATGTGAAAATAATAAAAAAGTTAATACTGTATTAAAAAATTGTACAAGACCAACTATTGCCTTGGCCAGTGGAATTATATGCGATCTAAATTTAATTAATTTACAATATAATTCTATTTGCAATTCGAATTTTGCGTTTTATAAAAATAAAAGATATACTTTTTCAAAAGATTCAAATCTTGCAAGTTATTATAATAATTTAAGAATAAAAGCAAATCCTGGAATAGCAGATTTATCATTTTTTATATTAAATCCATTCTTATTTAATTATATTCCTGAACAAGATTCCGGATTTTTAAGTAAAGTGGCAGTAACAGATATGCCAATAAACTATTTACATAAAGAAGATCCTTTAATAGATCATGCGTTTGATGCTAAGAACTGTTTAAATTATGGCGTAAAGGGATTAAGTGCTGTATGTCATGATTATAGAAAATTTGTAAAAACTGGAAGATGTACTGTTGCAGAAGCATGGACATATAATTTTAATCGTTTATTAGAGTACACAGATCATTTGAATTATAAATATATTAGAAACATTGAACAAATTGCAAAAAAAGAATCAGATATGATTCTAAAATTAAAAATGGATATAAATGAAAAATATTTACCAATTAACAATGGTAGATGTTTAAAATCTAGAAATAGCGCAGGTTAAAAATGACAGTTAGAAATATAAATTACGATTCACACACTAATATTGCTTTTGGTCCGGGTGTAACGGTTACAAAAGGTATGTTTGATGTTGATGATCATCAGATATATTGGAGGAATTTAGTAGTATTAAAATCTGTTTTAAGTGAAAATCATTATATATTATGTGCAGGAGATGATCCCGAGATTGATTTAAGAGAAAATATGCACTTATCTAGCACTATAAGTGACGTAAATATGATTAGAAAAACGCCTATATTGAAGTTAAATATAGATGACGTATATACAAATCATTCTTCGTATAATCCTGAAATCTTGTGCCCATGTTATCATATAGGGATTATTAGGGGAAATGGAACGCACACTTTAAAATTAAATTCACAAGAAGATATTATCATTCAATATGATACTGGAAATCAAATTGAATCTACAGTGTGTGAAAATGGATTAAATTTAAATCCAGAATCTTATTTTCGAAATACTGGAAGTAAACTAGTAGCCGGAGTAGGCGGCTGGGAGTGTTGGCAAATAGGTGTACCTCCAAGCTTACAGACATTAGATACTCCAACTCAACTGTGGGATTGCGCGCAACTTTCTTCTTCAGAAACAATGAACACAAAAGTATTTCCAGGTGCAATTGGTGGTAGAATTGTATGTTTAAATGGTTCTTTTACTATAAATTCTGAAAACGTATCAATAAATCAATACGTTGATTATGATCCAACAAATTCACAAGAAATTATTGCAACAAGTGACGATACAATTTTAGCATTTATAGCTTTACATGGCAGTGTTAACATGGATGAAATTACACTTTAACTAGAGATACAATAATGGCTAATCCAACTACAAGATCTGAATTTAAAGAATATTGCTTAAGAGCTTTAGGTAAGCCAGTAATAGAAATTAATGTAGATGATGATCAAGTAGATGATAGAATTGATGAAGCTTTAAGATTTTACTATGATTATCATTTCGATGGAACATCAAAAGTTTATTATAAGCATCAAATAACTCAGCAAAACATTGATGATAAATCTATTACTCTTCCGGAAAATATAATGGGAGTTGTAAAAATATTTGAAATGAGTGATCCTGCAACTAGTGCTGGTGATTTATTTAATATACGATATCAAATTGCTTTAAATGATTTATATACATTAGTTAATGTTGGATTAATCGATTATTACATGTCAATGGAACATCTTGCGTTAGTTCAAGAAATTTTAGTAGGTAGAACTCCTATACGTTATAATAGACATAGAAATATATTACACATTGATAAAGGCGAGGCTGCTTTAGAATTAGACAAATATGTTTTAGTAGAAGCTTACGAAATCGTAGATCCAGATACATACACAGATGTTTGGAATGACAGATGGCTTAAGCATTATACTACGCAATTAATTAAAAGACAATGGGGTTCTAATTTAACAAAATTTGAAGGGATGCAATTGCCTGGCGGTATAACCTTTAATGGCGCTAAACTGTACGATGATGCTCAAGCAGAAATTACTAAACTAGAAGAACAAATGATTAATAACTACTCATTACCAGTAATGGATATGAGAGGATAATTATTATTAGCTCAATAGCTATTATACGCAAAAAACAGGAAATGTCAACCAGTTATGGCTACTAATGTATTTTTTAATAACTTTGATAGTTATGCAGAAAAAAATTTAATAGAAGATTTAATTATCGAGTCTATTAAAATGTATGGCCACGACGTTTATTATTCTCCGCGGCAATTAGTAGCAATTGATTCTACATTTAACGAAGATAGAATTTCTAGATATGTTAATACGTATTTGGTTGAAATGTATATTAAGAATATTGAAGGATTCGAAGGAGAGGGTGATTTTCTTTCTAAATTTGGTGTTCAAATTAGAGATGAAATTACGTTCTCTATTGCACAAAGGGTTTTTAATAATGAAATTGGTGCTATTGAAATACAAAGTAGACCAAGAGAAGGCGATTTAATTTATTTACCATTAACAAATCGTGTTTATCAAGTTAAATTTGTAGAGCATGAGGCAGTATTTTATCAAATGGGTGGGTTACAAACATATGATATTCGTTGTGAATTATTTGAATATAGTAATGAAGAATTGAGTACAGGATTAGATGCAATAGATTCAATTCAAAAACAATATTCATTAGATGCTGGAATTCTTGATCGGGGTGATTTATACGCAAATGGTGATATTATAATTGATGTTGATACGGGAAGAATACAAAACGCAAATACATCATTTATTTCAACTGATCCTTTTGCAGATAATGTAACTTTAGAAACAGATGGTGATAATATTATTGATTTTAGTGAAACAAATCCATTTTCTGAAGGTAATATTTAATGTTTGGCCAAACTTTTTACCACGAAATGATAAAAAAGTATGTTATTCTATTTGGCACACTATTTAATGATCTTTGGATTAATCGAAAAGATAATAATGGTAAAGTAATTCAATCTATAAAAATACCTATAGCATATGGACCCCGTGATAAATTTTTATCAAGAATTACTGGCGGAATAACTGGTTATACTGGTGCACAAAGTGATGAAGATCCTATGACTAGGCCTGTTGCTATAGTTTTACCTCGCTTAGGATTTGAAATTGTAGGAATGAATTATGCGCCAGAAAGAAAATTATCTACTATTAATAGGTTTATTGTTAAAGATGTTACAAGTGATGATACTAGCAGAAAATATACATACAATCCGGTTCCATACGATATAAATTTTTCACTTTCTGTATTTTGTAAGAATACAGAAGATGGCACTGCAATTGTTGAACAAATTTTACCATATTTTACTCCAGAATGGAATACTACGGTTAAATTAATAAATGATCCTGATATTGTTTTAGATGTTCCTTTAGTTTTAACTGATGTTTCTCAAGATGATGTATATGAAGGAGATTATGACAGTAGAAGATCTCTTATTTGGACTTTAAATTTTGTTATGAAAGCACAATTCTTTGGTCCTATCAAAAATTCTGGAATTATTAACGTTGCAAATACAGAATTATATGATTCATCATTATATAATGATATTGATTCATCTTTAGTTAATGCAATAGCTTCTGTTGATGTCAGCCCAGGATTAACTGCAAACGGTGAACCAACTTCTAATTCTGCATTAAGTATTTCTGCCAATAACATTTCATCGGAAGACAATTATGGATTTATTGTAGATATACAAGACCCTAAGGACATTGAATAGTGAGTAAAGATATAATTAGTGATGTTTTAAATATGAATCCTATTGAAATAGAAAATGATACGCAATTACCTACAGCTTATAAACCATCTATTCAAACAGATCATGAAGCAGAACAAGATTTAAAATACGTTAGACAAAACTTATATGATATTATAGAGAAAGGACATGGCGCAATGGATGAGTTAATGTCTATTGCAGATCAATCTCAACACCCTCGTTCATATGAAGTTTTAGCTCAAATGATTAAAACTTTGGTTGATGTAAATAAAGATTTATTAGAAATACAAAAAAAGAAAAAAGATTTATTAAAACCAGAAGAAATAGCAGGAACAATTAATAATAATTTATTTGTTGGAAGCACCAGCGATTTACTAAAATTAATGAATAAAGACGATGCAACAAACAATTGAAGATATTGATGATTATAAATCCTATTTAGGAAATGTAAATCTTAAAAGAAAAGGCGTAAACATTAATTGGACCGAAGAAATGGTCCAAGAATTTTTAAAATGTGCTGCTGATCCAATTCATTTTTCACAAACATACATCAAAATTGTTCATGTTGATCGTGGATTAATACCTATAGATTTATATCCTTATCAAAGTGAAATTATTGATACTACTAGTAATAATAGAAGAACAGTAGTAGTTACATCTCGTCAGGCAGGTAAAACTACTACTGCTGTTTGTTTAATATTGCATTATATTTTATTTAATGAGCATAAAACGGTCGCTTTATTAGCAAATAAGGGTGATGCTGCGAGAGAAATTTTAGAAAGAATTAAAGTTGCGTATGAAGCATTACCAAAATGGATGCAACAAGGTGTAGTTGAATGGAATAAAGGAACTGTTGAATTTGAAAATGGTTCTAAAATTATAGCTGCAGCTACATCTTCTTCAGCTATTCGTGGTAAATCTGTATCTTTCCTTTATATAGACGAAACAGCATTTGTTGAAAATTGGGATGAATTTTTTGCTTCTGTATTTCCAACAATTTCTTCTGGTGATACTACAAAGATATTATTAACATCTACACCAAATGGTTTAAATCATTTTTATAAAACGTGTGAAGGTGCAAAAGATGGAAGGAATGGATATAAATTTATTGAAGTTAAATGGAATGATGTTCCTGGAAGAGACGCAGCCTGGCGAAAAGAAACTCTTGCTGCTATGGATTTTGATGAAGAAAAATTTGCGCAAGAAATGGAGTGTGAATTTTTAGGTAGTTCTGGAACATTAATTGCTGGATGGAAACTTAAAGAATTAGTATATAAAGATCCTATTCATGAATCGCACGGGGTTAAAATGTATCAATCTCCAAAAGCGCAAAGATCTTATGTTATGACTGTCGATGTTTCTCGTGGAAAAGGACTAGATTATTCAGCATTCCAAATTATTGATGTGACTAAAATGCCATATTTGCAAGTATGTATTTTTAGAGATAATATGATTACTCCAAGAGATTTTACTGATATTATCTATCAATTAGCAAAACACTATAATGATGCACAAGTATTAGTAGAAATTAATGATATAGGTGAACAAGTATCGGTAACTTTATTCGAGGATTTAGAATATGAAAATATGTTATTTACGGAAAACATGGGTAGAAGTGGTAAAAGATTATCTGCAGGATTTTCTGGGCAAGCGGATAAAGGTGTAAGAACAACAAAAGCT